GTAGAGATTGGTTTAGACCAAAGACCTAGATCAGGTTCAGACCTACTAGTCAATAGAGATTTAATGCGACAGATGAATATTAGTGTCAACCCTAATAGAACGTTTGTATTAAGTAAAAGAATAAGACCCATTGAAAAAGATGGTAAAGAAGATAAAATTGGCTTTGAAAAGAAATAAAACCTTGACAAAGACAATAAAGAGTGATATAATATAAACAACTAAGGAGAATATTATGCAAGACGTGAAACTATTAAGACTATCTACTGGTGAAGATGTAATCGCTAAAGTGGGTGAGAACGACCAAGGTGTAAGTTTACATAAACCATTTGTAATCATACCACAACAATCAGCACCAGGTAAGCCAATACAATTGATGATGTCATTGTATAATGCGTTTGGTAAGAGTGATACAATTACTCTAGCAAAAGATAAGATTGTTTTTACTACAGAACCAAAAGATGATCTTGTAAAATCGTATGAGGCAAATACTAGTACGATAATTCAATCAAATACAAACTTAATTACAGAAAACAAACTACCTAAACTTTAATAGTGATTACTGTTTACTTTGTAAGAGACGGCTCTAAAATACGAGTTGATGTTCCTGTGAACACGACTCTTATGGAAGCAGCTAAACAAAGTGATGTACCTATACATGAAATACCTGCCGATTGTGGTGGGTCTTGTGCTTGTTGTACATGTCACATCCATTTAACTGATCAATGGGTTGACAAACTAGGTAAAATAGATTATAATGGCTTAGAAACTAGCTTAATAGAATATGAAAAAAATTATGTAGAGGGTGTAAGCAGACTTGCTTGTCAAATACAATTGAAACCTGAACATGATGGACTAATAGTGAATTTATTAAAACATGAACTTTTATAAAAATGTAATAGAACATCACGGCAAGTTGCTTGTTCGTGGCGTTAGAGACGGCAAAGACTATAAAGAAAAAATAGATTATAGTCCTACTCTTTATGCTATGACACAAGAAGAAAGTCAATTTAAAACTTTACAAGGTCAAAACTTAAAACCTATTACTTTCGGTAATATCAAAAAAGCAAGAGATTTTAAAAGAAATTATAATACAGGTAACGCACCAATCTATGGTATGGATCGTTATCACTATCAGTACATATCAGATAAACATCCTAATGAAATTGATTTTAAAAAAGAAGCAATTAAAATATTTACTTTAGATATTGAAACTAGTTGTGAAAATGGATTTCCAGATGTAGAAAATCCTATTGAAGAAATACTTTGTCTTACTGTTAAAAATCAATCTAATAAACAAATCATAACTTGGGGTACAGGTGAGTTTACAACAAGAAGAGAAGATGTTTATTATATTAAATGTAATACAGAAAAACAATTGATTATGGAATTTATGAAGTTCTGGATTAAAAATTATCCAGATGTCATAACAGGTTGGAATACTAAATTTTTTGATTTACCATATCTAGTAAACAGAATAAGAATGTTAACAGATGATAAAGTTATTAAAAGATTATCGCCTTGGAATTTAATTGAAAGATCAGAAATAACTAGTTGGGGAAGAAACCAAACTGTTTATCATCTATTAGGTATTGTTATGTTAGATTATATGGATTTGTATCGTAAGTTTATACCTGCTAAACCAGAAAGTTATAAACTAAATTACATAGGTAAAATAGAACTAGGTGAAGTAAAAGATGATAATCCGTATGAAACATTTAAAGATTGGTATACAAAAGACTTTCAATCATTTGTTGATTACAATATACAAGACGTTGAGATTGTTGATAAGCTAGAAGATAAACTAAAACTTATTGAACTTATATTAACTATGGCGTATGAAGCAAAAATTAATTATGATGATGTATTCTCACAAGTTAGATTTTGGGATACTTTAATCTATAATCATTTAAGAAAAAAGAATATAGTCATACCACCTAAAGAAGATAATATAAAAGAATTTAAATATGACGGTGCTTATGTAAAAGAACCTTTAGTAGGTTTACATAAATGGGTTGTGTCATTTGATATTAACTCTCTATATCCTCATTTAATAATGCAATATAATATTTCGCCAGAAAAAATTATAGGTGTTAAAAGTAATGGTATTAATGTAGATAAACTTTTAAATCACTCTACACCTCTTACACATTTACAAACTGAAGGTGCTACTATAACTCCTAACGGTGCTATGTTTAAAACAGATAATCAAGGTTTCTTACCTGAGATTATGGAAAAGATGTATGGTGATCGTGTTGTTTATAAAAAGAAAATGATGATAGCACAGACAGAATATAATAAAACAAAAGACCCTCAACTATTAAAAGAAATTAGTAGATGTCATAATATTCAGTATTCTAAAAAGATAGGTCTTAACAGTGCTTATGGTGCTGTAGGTAATCAATATTTTAGATACTATGATGTAAGACAAGCAAGTGCTATCACATCAGCAGGGCAATTTGTAATTAGATATATTGAAAAATCTGTAAATGAATTTATGAATGATATATTAAAAACACATGATAAAGTTGATTATATTGTTGCGTCTGATACAGATTCAATTTACTTAACTTTAGATAAACTTGTTGAAAAATTTTGTAAAGGTAAAGACAAACAACAAATTATAAATTTTATTGATAAAGTTGTTGATGGTAAAATTGAACCATTTATTGAAAAATGTTTTAAAGAAGTTGCTGAATACACAAATGCTTTTCAACAAAAAATGGTAATGAAACGAGAAGTAATCGCAGATAAAGGTATCTGGACTGCTAAAAAAAGATATATTCTTAATGTGTTAGATGAAGAAGGTATTAGATTAGATGACCCTAAACTAAAGATTATGGGTATTGAGGCAGTTAGATCATCAACACCTGAAGTGTGCCGAGGTAAAATTAAAGAATGTATTAAAATGATTATGACTAAAGATGAAACAGACGTACAAAAGTTTATTGCTGATTTTAAGAAAGAATTTTTTAATATGAAAGCAGAACAAATATCTTTTCCTAGAAGTTGTAATAATATTAAAAAATATAGAGATAGTAATAGTGTGTTTATTAAAGGTTCCCCTATTCATGTAAAAGGTGCTTTAATTTACAATCATCAAATAAAAGAAAAAGGTTTAGATCATAAGTATCCTTATATTAATGATGGTGATAAGATTAAGTTTATTAAATTAATAGAAGCAAATCCATTTAAGTTTGATGTAATAAGTTATGTTACAACACTACCAAGTGAATTTAAACTACAAGAATATATTGATTATGAAACTCAGTTTGAAAAAACTTTTATTGATCCTATTAGTTTTATCTTATCTGCCATTGGCTGGTCAGCTGAACCTAAGGCAAGTTTAGAAAGTTTTTTTTAATGAGAGTATTACCACTATTTTCAAAAGTCTTTTATGAGACAGTATTAGATTTTTCAGATGATGATTTAAATATGTTTAAGTCTGTTATTGATACTTATGAGATAGAGAGATCAGGTCTAAAATCAGATACAAGTAATAATAGTTTATCTACCAAAACAAAAGAACTATTTAAAAATCCTACGTTTACAGATTTAGTAAAAAAAATTAGTAATGAGTTTCTATTATTTCAAAATAAGTATATGAAATATACTAAGAATAATTTTGCGATAACAACCTCATGGGCAACATTAACAAAACCTAAACAAGAGTCTAATTTTCATAATCATTTTAATAGTATGTACAGTGGCATATTCTATATAAACACACCTAAAAATTCAGGTAATATAATGTTTGAAGACTTTAGAGATAAAAGATACAACTTAGAAACAAACGAACATAATGAATATAATTCACATGCTTTTACGTTTGTACCTAAACCTAATATGTTGATATTATTTCCTAGTGAAATTCATCACAAGATTTTAAAAAATAACTCAAATGAAGACAGGTACTCAATAGCGTTTAATATGATACCAAAAGGAGATGTAGGATATGTTGGAAGCGATTCTTATTATAGTCATTAGTTCTCATTGGGGTTTTGCTACAGGTGGTATATTGGCTATTAGAACTGACTGGTCTATACCTAGATTTATATTAATATGTTTAATGATGAGGTATTTTTTATTAAGTTATGGATTTTAATAAAATTATAAACGCTGATAGTTTAGAACATCTAAAAACTTTAGATGAAAATGTTTTTGATTCGTGTGTTACAGACCCACCTTATCATTTACAATCTATAGTGAAAAGATTTACAAAAGGACCAGCTGCTAAACA